AGAAGAGTTTCTTTTGGTGGATATTTCTGAACTTGATCCTGAGGATGAGCTGCCCTATACAGAAGAAAATGCAGAGCTTCTCATGAAGAACTCTACACATTTTGATTCTTGGGTTACAGAAGTAGTCGGTGATCTTGAAAATTTTACCAGCAGCAAGTAGCGGAAGTTGAAAAGCTACTTGAACGGTTTGCAAAAGAAGCTGATTCAAACATAGATGTTGAAAAATATCTACAAATATGTGATCAGCTAGGACAAGATCCCGATCCCGCCAAAATGCCGCTAGAGCTTTCGGATTTTCCCGAAGAAGTTCAAGTGGCATTTTTTGTGTTTTCATTACTTACAGATAGATGGGAAGGTATGAGTGGTTCCTATTTAGGAAAGCACTGGGAAGGTATAGATTACATTTTTAAAATATATGGTATACCAGATCCTGCCACAACATATTTCTATATGAAAATGTGGGAAAATATTTTAGTAGCGCACAGACTACAAGAAGCGGAGCGAAAAAGAAAAGCAGAAGAACGAAAAGCAAAATCTTCTGCAGGGGGTGGTAAAACGTACACCCATAATGTACAGGGCTAATGGCAAAAAAAGTTACAATTGATATTGAAGTCAATGGTAAAATGCAGAAAGCAACGCTTTCTGCTAAGAAGCTAAAGAAAGCCCTGGATGAAACAAAAGCTAGTCAAGATGGCTTAAATGCCTCCACCCGTAAAGGCTATAGAGCCATGCAAGGCTCTGCACAAGCCACTTCTAACTCTACAAAAGCATTCTCTAAACAAGCAGGAGTTGTAGGAGGTCTTGTACCTGTTTATGCAACTTTTGCTGCTAACGTTTTTGCAGTTTCAGCAGCTTTCGGAGTGCTTAAAAGAGCGGCAGCATTAGAAAGGTTAGAAACCAGTTTGGAGAGAATTGGTGCTTTATCCGGTAGAAATCTAGGAGCATTAGCAGCCGATTTAAGAACTGTAGCTGATCAAGCAATTTCTACTGAACAATCACTACGTGCGGTTTCTGTAGGTACTTCCGCAGGATTTTCTAGCACACAAATTCTTCAATTAGCAGAAGTAGCAAAAGGTGCATCATTAGCTCTTGGAAGAGATATGGGCGATGCTATTGATCGCTTGATTCGTGGTACTGCAAAACTCGAACCAGAAATTCTAGATGAATTAGGTATTATTGTACGATTAGATCAAGCAGCATCTGACTTTGCTACTAGTATTGGAAAACTTACTACTGAACTTACTCAGTTTGAAAAAGTTCAAGCTTTTGTGAATGCTACAATAACTCAGGGTTTAAATAAATATCAACAAATTTCAGAGGCAGTAGATCCGAGTCCTTATGACAAATTAGCTGCTTCTTTTAATAATTTAAGTAAAGAAATAATTGTTTTTTCAAATAATATTTTAGGGCCAGTTATTGACTTTTTTGCAACAAATAAAATTGCTTTGACTGCTGCTCTTACTTTCTTTGCAGGAACTTTGGTAAATCAAGTTATTCCTGCAATTGATGATGTAATTGCAAGAAATGCGGCAATAGCAACTTCAGCAGCAGCCGCCGCAAGAAAGGGCAGAACAAAAGTTGTAGGAGAATTTGAAAAGCAAGCAAAACAAATAAAAGTATTAGATTTTTCTCCTCCTATAGCTAAGCAGCTTATCCCACAAATTAAAGCTGGAGAGGCTTCTACAAAAGATTTAAAAAGGGCTATTCTAAGTTTACGAAAGTCGGAAGCAGCCAGGCTTGCTTATCAAAAAGCAAATGCAACCACAGTTTCAGCTAAATATAAAGCAGAAACAGCAGCAATTATTGAACAAAGAAAAGCATTAGAAGGGTTAGCTACAGCAGAGCGAGGTAGAGAAACCTTTACAGCCACAGGTAGAAATGCAGCAAGCGCATCAAGATCAGCAAAAAGAAATGCAATTTATGGTCAAGCAATTGATAATGCAGGGTTTATTGATAGTTTAGGAATAGCTGCAAGAGGAGTAAAAAATCAAGCAAAAGAAGTAGGAAGATCGGCAGATGTTCATGGAAAGTTTGCAGCAGTTGTGAGAACTGCAAGTACCTCTGTATCCCTATTTGGTAGAGCTCTTTTAAATGCTATTCCCATCATTGGACAAATATTATTTGTTATAGGTCTAGTAGCTCCGGCATTTCAAAAGGCCTTTGAGTCAAGTGCTGTAAAAAAATCAATAGAAGAAAGCGACGAAAGATTCAAAATTTTTGCAAAAACAATTCAATTAGTTAGAGAGACTGCAGAAGATGCTGGCTCTGCAATTGAGCTGTTTGCTAATCAATCTAGAGCAAGCACTGGAATTTTTGATGAGCTAGCTGCCTCTTATGTTAGACTAGGAAAAGCAATAGATGAGGAATACATTGCGAAACTTAAAGAAGCACAAGAAGCTGAAGTTCGTGCACAAAGATTAACAGGACAAGCAAGCAGAAATAGGGGGCGTGATACAAAAAGAGCACAAGCTAATCAACAAGAAGCTCTTGATTCAATTGGAACCGTACAACAGGATCAAGCCATAGAACTCTTAACAAGCGCTCAGCTAAGACTAGCTGGTATGGGTGATGTGCTTCCTGGAGTTCAACAAGGATTCCAAACATTAGAGGCAGATATTAAGAGTATGGGTGAATCCGGCACTATTAATATTATAGATATTATTCAAAGAATAAAAGAAATTAGTACGCCTTTTGAAAATTTTACTGGAAATGTAAAAGGAGCAATTCAACAATTTGCAAACCTTAATGCAGAAATAACTAAACTTGGAGGGAGACAAGTAACTCCTTTTAGTAATGCACTGGAACAAAGTTTAGAGCTTGAAAAAAGTGTAAAGGCGGTTATGAGTGGATTTTTAGAACAAAATCCAGGCACAACAGCAGCTAAAACAAATATTGAAGACTTAGAAGAGGTTTTTCCGGGAACAATAGATCTTGCACATCAACTTGAGGACGCATTAAAACTTGATAGAGGGACAATAGAAAGTGCAAGTGAATTAACAAATGCACAGGAAGTCTTTAATAAACAGCTCGTAAAGAATAATGAAATTCTTATTGAGAAAAATGGAGTATTAAAGAACCAACAAGCAGTTCTTTCAGAACTTTCTAGACTAGAAAAAATAGGAGCAGGGTTTACTGAGCTAAGATTAAAGCAAGAAGATAAGGTTATTGATGCCAAAATAGACGCATTAACGGCTGAAAAAACAAATAATGAATTACTTCTTGAAGGAGCAGAAGAAAAAGAGAGAATCAGAGGAATAGATGCAGAAATAACTGCACTAACCCGCAGTAAAAAAACTAACGAAGAAAGAACTCTAGCAGTTTTAGAAGCAGAAGGGGCGCAAAAGAAACGCCTTTTAGATGTAGAGCAAAAACTTTCAGATTTAGCTGCAAGACGAGCACAACAAGAATTTGCTCGACAAAGAGTTGAAGATAGCAGAACTCTTCGAGAAGAGAGACAATCTAATCCTTTTGCATTTTTAACAGAAGATCGACGATCTCTTGATTTAGAGATAGACAGAACTGAAAAACTATTAGCAAAACAAATAGACGAATTAGATGATCGAAAACGTATTGCAAGAGAGTTAGCAGAATTAGAGTTTGAAGTTTTAGCCGCTAGATTAGCTGCCGAAGCTAGCATAGCTAGAACCAGAGCTGCTGCTGTTGTTGCAGATAATCCAAATGATCCTTCCGTGGCGGCTGCAGCAGCGAAATTAGAAGGATTAGCAACTAAGTTATTTGAATTATCCGGAAAAGTGGCAGAGCAAGCAACAGAAGCAGGAGCTGCAGCTGAGGCAGAAGTTGAACAAAAAGTTGACGAACTGAAAGAAAAGCTAGAGGGATTAAAAGAAGCTCGAGCAAATTTAGAAGATGTAAATGTTTTAATAGATGGGACAGCTAGAAGTCTTGAAAGCAATATGACTAATGCATTTGCATCTTTAATTGATGGTACAAAATCTGCAAAAGAAGCGTTCAAAGATATGGCAAAAGCAATTCTAGCAGATATTGCACGAATGATTGCAAAACAACTAGTATTAAATATGCTTATAGCTGCAACAGGCGGCCAGGGCGGGTTTTTTGCAAACCTACTTGGAAGAGATGGCGCAGTATTTGAAAAAGATCCAAATATGCGTTATGGAGGAGTTGCAGAAAAAGTTCAACAGTTTACAGGAGGAGGAATCGCAAAGGGTAGACAAGCAGGATATCCTGCAATTCTTCATGGAACAGAAGCAGTAGTTCCGTTACCTAACGGCAAAGAAATTCCTGTAGAAATGAGAAATGGCTCTGAACAGCAAAATAATGTAGTTGTAAATGTAAATATTGATTCGGGCGGTGCAGTAACACAAGAAACTGAAGGTCAAGGATTAGACTTAGGAACAACTATTGCAAACGTTGTTCAACAAGAACTTTTGAATCAAAAACGACAGGGCGGTATTCTTAATCCAAATGGAGTGGCATAATGGCAGTTTATAAAATAGTGGTTCCTCAAGGTGGATACGATGGTACAAATCCTAGTGCAAGTGAAGATATACCTTTGGATAGGGGTGCTACGCGTAGAGTAACACAACGAGTTCTTACTGCTCAATTTGGAGACGGTTACTCTCAAAGAGTCAAAGCCGGTATAAATCCTACTGATGAAATTTTTAACGTAAAGTTTGGTAATAGATCAAGAGCAGAAGTAAATAAATTAGCTGCTTTTTTTGACAGGCAGTCAGGTTCAAAATTTAGTCTTGTAGTTACTGAGCACAATGAGTCCGATAATACAATTAAAGTAGTTTGCGATCAATACAATATAACATATATTAATTCTGAGATACATACCCTTTCAGCAACTTTAAAAAGAGTTTTTGAGCCGTGACAGATACAGTAGATAAGGTACAGCAACCTCAGATAACTACAACGCTAACTGATACTTATACAAATTCTCATGAGGTATTAGATAGTTTTGTTGAGCTATTTGACATTACTCTTCCTGGCTATGACCCAGGCACAGGGAATGGTAACTATTTTTTATTTTCCGGATTAGATGATGAAGGAACTACTCAAATTGAGTTTCGTCAAAATAATTATAGTGCAATACCTATTCAAATAACGGGAATAGAAGTTGCATCTTCCGGTGCTATTGCAAGGCCAACACTTACCATTGCAAATATTCCAGTATTATCCAAAACTATAGACAATAAAGAAATAACTTTACACAATATTCGAGATCCGTCAATACGCGGCACTTCTATTGACGGAACCTTAAATGCTGAGTTTGAAACTAATGATGATCTTATTGGAACTAAAGTAGTTTATAGACAGGCTTTTTTATCTGACTGTAATACTAATTCTGCAACTCCTAATGAATTTCCTCCACAAGTTTATTATATAGATAGAATAGCGTCTGAAAGTAATATTTTTGTAATTTTTGAACTTGCCTCTCCAATGGATGTTGAAAGAGCAAAAATTCCTGCAAGAAATGTAATCGGGCAGTACTGTCCTTGGCAGTACCAAGGAAGAGAGTTAGGTTTTGGAGGTGGATGCACTTGGAGATATACAGACTCTGAACAACACTCTTTTTTTCGCAGTGATAATACAAGAATTCCTAATGCTAGTATAACTACATGGAATGATACTACAAGTTATACTGCAGCAACTACGACTGCAGCTGCGAGTATTGTTAAAACTACAGAAACAACAGGGCCAAACGTCTCTGCAGGAAACTTTATTATAGGTCAGCTTTATAAAATTGTTAGCGGAACTGGTTTTACCTCTATAGGTTCTAATAATGATAATGCAAACACAATTTTTAGAGCAACAGCTGCGGGCTCTGGAACTGGAGTAGCACAAGAAATTTCTAATCAAGTACAGATATGGGAAGCTTTGTTTGACAATACAGACAAGGATCCTAGACACCATAGAAAATATTGGAAAAGAATTGATTTATGTGGAAAAAGTTTAACTTCTTGCAAAATAAGATTCCAAGGAAATGCGAGTGATGATACTTTAGATAGTGCAGTTCCTTTACCTTTTGGGGGCTTCCCAGGCTCGAAGAAATTTAAGTGATAGACGAAATAGAAAAGCATTTTGAACAAGAGTATCCTAGAGAGGGATGCGGAGTAATAGGAATTGTAAAAGGTAAAAAACAGTGGTTTCCTTGCACAAATCTTGCAAGAGGAGAAGAAAACTTCATTTTATCTTCAACAGAATACTTAGATATAAAAAGGCGGGCAGATATTTTTGCTATTGTTCACAGCCATCCAGATGAGTCTAATGAGCCCTCTCAACATGATATTGATTGCTGCAATGCTCTAGGTATTCCATACTATATTTTTAGCTATCCTACTATGGAGTTAAATATAGTAGAGCCAAAAAAACGGGCATATCCTCTTATCGGAAGAGACTATAAGTTTGGAATTACAGATTGTTTTGAAGCTATGAGAGACTGGCTAGCTAAAGAAAATATAAATATTCCTCCACGAGAGCCTTTTGAAGATAACTGGTGGAAGAATAATTTAGATTATTTTACAGAAGAAAATATAAAAAATTGGAAGCATAAAAAAGTTGATACGCCCGAAAAAAATGATGTTTTAATATTTAAAGTTAGATCAAATACTGCAAATCATTGTGGAGTATTTTTAGGAAATGATGTTTTTTATCATCATGCAGAAAATAGATTATCTTGCCGAGAAAATTTATATCCTTTCTGGGCAGAGCATTTAGTAGGAATATATCGTTATGTTGCGTAAAGTATACTTAGAAGGTGAAATTGCTGATAAGTTTGGTAGTGAATTTGAAATGAATGTATCTTCTTTTGGAGAAGCTTTGCAGTGTTTTGAATTAAATTTTCAAGAATTTCGTCAATATATGCTAAGTTGCCATGAACGAGGAATAGGTTTTGTTTGTTCAGTTGCTGATAAACCTTTAGACTATGAAGATCAACTTCTTTTAGAGTATCCTCAAGGTAGTTTAACGATACAAGCTTTGCCTTTAGGCTCGAAGGGAGGGCTAGGAAAATTATTCTTAGCAATAGCACTTATTGTTGTTACTGCGGGAGCCGGTGCAGTTATCGCTGCAGGAGGAACTGCAGCTCTTGGAGGAGGTTTTGGAGCCCTTGCTGCAGGATTACAATTTGCCGCCGGAACTATACTTGGTAAATTAGCAATAGGATTAGCAATAAATTTGGCACTAACAGGACTGCAAGAAATGATGGCTCCCGACCCTTCTGTAGATATACAACAAGATCCTGAAGATTATCTTTTTCAAGGATCTGGGCAAAATTTAGTCGAAGGAGATCCTGTTCCTGTTTTATATGGTCAGTTGAGAATACCTGGCAGACCAATCTCTTTTGAAATTAAAAATGCGGCAAGAAGTTTTGTAGACTATGATCAACCTTTATTAGATTCTCCTAGTCAAGGACCCCAAAATAATGGCCCAGATAATGATCATGGATCTAAAAGAGATGGAAGGTAATTTATAATGTCATTTGGAGCTTCAAAACAATTTATAGGTATAACAGATATGCTTTGCGAAGGGCCTATTCAAGGTTTGGTAGATGGCAAAGCTTCTGTATACATAAATAATATTCCTTTTGAAAAATCAACTGTCGTAGGCACTATGAATGAAACGGTGAATGGTACTTTTGGAGCACCTACGCTCTCTTCTTCCGGCACTACTGTTACAGTATCAAATATAACAATAACCGATGATGATATTGGAAAGTTTATTCATGTTGTTGTAGAAGAAGTATCTAATATAACTATAACCGTTCAACCGATTGGTTTTCCTGTTAATGCAAGCTTTATGAGTGCAACAGGAGCCGGTTTAAGCACTGACTTTAATACTGTAGCAACTACTTCAACTTACTTACGTTGTGTACGCCCCGGAGGCGCAGAACTAGTAGCAGATGGTTCCGCGTATGATGGAAATACTAATACACTACTTCTTCACTCTAATGTTAGTCAACTTGCAAATCAGTATCAAACAATGGGTTCGTGGACTATTCAGCGAATAAAAACGGTCAAAATTGTTTCTAGAACTAATGATACTACTATAGTAGTTGATAGCAGTTTTGCAACCAACCTTTCAAATGTACCATTTTTTATAGAAGAAACCAGAACAATTAGTTCAACTATCGATGATTTAAATGGAACTGTTTCTAAGTTTGATGGATCTACAGTACAATTTAGACGTGGCACATTAGATCAAGCTCCTCTAGAGCAAGTGAATAGTTTATCTGGCGGTGTAACTATAACTGGACAGGGCGGGGGTGTTGCATTAAAGCAAAGTTTTGATTCTAGTACAGATCCTATTTCTACTACTACCGCATTTGGATTTCCTTTATACACTACTAATGGTTACCCAGAGGATCAAACTTTTGCGGATAATAGAGCTGCTCCTATAGTAATTCCCTCTAGCGCTGCTACTGGACCACACTTTGGATTGAATGCTGCACAGAAAAAACAAGTAGACGAACTCGGAATTCGAATTAACTATCCTGCTCTTATAACTCATAATAATGAAGGTGGTGATAAAGAGGCCGCAAGCGCTATCTATGTATTTCAAATTGCAATAAAAGGACCTGGAGAAACAAACTTTGGAGACTACCAAACTTTATTTAGCCAGAACGGAGGAAGAGTAGTACATACTGATAAAACCACTGCTGGTGTCTCCTTTGATCACACAATTGGATTAAATCGTTTTAAACCTTTTGATGACTTTAGAATTCGTATTATTCGATTGACTCGAGATTTAGGATTACCTGTTTGGACTAATGGTACAACAGGTGGTAGACCAATAACAAACGATGAAAAGAAAAAATGGACACTTCAAGCTTCATCAAGTTTAAGTGGAGCCGACTTAAAAGCAACTATAAAAGATAAATTTATTTACCCTTTTACAGCCCATGCTGGAATTACTTTCTCATCGAGAACATTTGGTAGCCTTCCTAGTCGTAGTTATTTACTTCAAGGTTTAAAAGTTAGAATACCTACAGCATATACTCCTAGAGAATATTCTGATGATGGAGTTGCAAAATATGAAGCATTTTGGAATGGAGAGTTTAAAAAAGATATAGATGGCACTCATCAGCTTTTTTATACAGATAATCCTGCTTGGGTATTTTATGATATTGTAACAAATAATAGATATGGTGCAGGAGAATGGATTGATCGCAATCTAGTAAATAAATTTGCACTTTACAGAATTGCAAAGTATTGTGATGAATTAGTACCTGATGGAAAAGGTGGGTTTGAACCAAGATTTCGTGCTAATCTATATTTGTCTAAATCTGCCGAAGTATACAAAGTTCTTAAAGATATGGCAACAGTCTTTACAGGTATGTTATACTGGTTAGACGGTAAAGTAACTCCTGTTCAAGATGTTCCTTCAGATCCTGTATATACTTTTTCAAAAGCAAATGTTATAGATGGAACTTTTAATTATGAAAGCTCTGGAAGAAAAACTCGATCTAATCAAGTAGTTGTAAGTTGGAATGATCCTAATGCTAACTATGAGCAAGTGCCTTTAATTGTTGAAGATAGAGAAAATATTGTAAAAACTAAAAAAATTATTTCTCAAAAAGCAGTCGCCATGGGAGCTACTTCCGAAGGCCAAGCATATAGATATGGAAGATGGAAGCTTTTTACTGCACAAAATCAAAAAGAAGTTGTAAGTTTTAGAACTGGAATGCAGGGTGCGTTTATACGTCCTGGAGATATTATAAATGTACAAGACAGAGATAGATATGGAGTTGATTTTAGTGGTGTAGTAAAATCAATAGATGCAGGTTCTCCAAATAGAGTAATTTTTGACAGAAAAATCACTCCTTTAAGCGGTGTTAATAAATATGAGCTAAGTACGATTGTAACTAGGTTTGCGGCTTTTTATACAGGTTTAGATCCTATACGAATTGATACAAATGGCTATAAAGTTACTAGCGGGGGAACTCTTTTTAATAGAGGAGATAGATTTACAGCAAAATTTTGGAATGCTGATACAACTCCTGATGATCCTGCCACCTTTGACTTAGATCCCGTATCAAATATTTATGCCCTTAGCACAGAAAATGCAGAAAAAGCGGTTACTAATGCATTCACTGTTTTTGAAGAAACTAACGGGCCTTTAAATAGCGAAGGAGACAATGTAGCGGGGGGAACTCGATATAATAGTGCTCCCCTACCTTTAGAATGGAAAGAGTACACTTATGTTGTTACTAAAACTGTTACAGTTGAAGATACTACAATTAGTGGTGAAACTTTTACACGAGCAAATGTTGATTTAAGTAAAAGTACAAACTATGAAATAGCAGAAAGACCTGTACCGGGCACTGTATGGGCATTACAAGCGGAAGACAATGACGAAGTACAAATTTTAGGCTCAAAGAAAGAGTATAAAGTTTTAGGAATTGCTCCTTCAGATGAGAAAAATACTTTTCAAATAAGTGCAGTAGAGCATTTTAATGAAAAGTTTGATGCAGTTGACTTAGACTATGCTCTAGGAACTACTCCAACAAATGTTTTTCCTACTATTGAAGATGAAGATGAGTTTGTGCCTCCGCCAGAACAGCTTTATGTAGCGATTGATAGTGATTCTTCAAAACCTGGCGAAGAATTAACAATATCTTGGACAGTTCCTCAAGAAACTTTTACAGATAGTAATACACCGCCTACTACTAGGAAACGAGAATATTCTTTCTTGGATGGTTTTGAGTTACACCATACCGTTCCACATATAGACTCTCCAATTGTAACAGATAAATTATCGCACAGATTTGAAGCACTTGAAGACAATCTGTATACTTTTAGAGTTCGAACTGTTTCGAGAAAACAAAATTATTCTGATTTTATTTCTACAAAATATGATGTCTCAGATCAATATGGTGCAAATGTTCCAAGAATTGTTGGAGGGTTACCAAAAGGTATAATTTCAAGTTCTACTTTTAACTATTCTTTAGACCTCGCAGCTTCAAGTGGTTTAAATGAAGCTATAAGATTTGCAGGAAATTCAGCAGCAGGTTTTTCTATAGGAAATACTCTTGATCAAGCTTCTTCAGTTGCAGTTAGTTTATCTAGTATAAGTGTAGAAGGTATAGGAGCAGCTACAAATAGAGAAACTCTTAGACAGACTCCCACATGGTATTGGTTACTATTTGATGGAGGCACAGGTTTAGCTGTATGGGATACTGATAGTTTAAAAAATCTTCCATTTTACAGAAAAATACCTTCAGAGGGATGGAGAGGTACAAGTCAAAATACTAACTCTGTTTGGGTTAATCAGAGTAGTGGTTGGACGGTCGCAGCTAATTCTACTAGACTTACAAAAGGTGGAACCGCTTTTACCTGCGCTCTTCGAGATATTTTTCTTTTTGAAAATCCAAATAAGTTACAGGCAAACTATGTATCAGCAGTTGCAAGTTCCAGTGCCGCAGTCACTTTAAGTTGTTCAAGCGATCATAATTTAGTTACCGGCGATAAAATCATTGTCGAAGAGGTTGGAGGTGCAACTCAGCTAAATAATAAAACTTTCTTTGTAGAAAAAAGTTCAAATACACAAGTAACGTTATATACAGATGAAGCTGTATCAGTTGCAGTTACCAACTCAACTATTACCGGAACCTTCACTAATGGAGGATGGTTTAGAAAAGTAGACGCTCAAGCAGCTAAAGTTACTGCTGTTATCTATGAAGATGAT